TACATGGATGCAATCACACTTAGGATGCCGGTTAAACCCAGCGTTCCAGCGGTAAAACCTGCCAGCCAAGATAGAGCACCTCGAGCAAGACGGCGGGTTCAACATGCGTACATACCCAGTATTGCGCCGAGTCGCCGTATCAACGCCAGCCGCACCACGACCAGCATCCGCAACCTGCGTCCGCGCAATCGTGGTTAGATGCTTCCCACCAGCCTTCAACGCCTGAGCCGGCGCCATCCCACCGCCAATAAGGTTCTTCACATACGGAACAGGCGCATACAACAAACCCTCAAGCGACCGACCATCAGACGAAAACCCACCAAACGCAGCCGGGTTCACAAAATGCTGCGGCGCCTCATACAACCCCTGCTCAGCAAGCGTCGCAGCACCATACGCCGCGCCCGCACTAGCAGCCTTCACCTGCACACCAGACAACACCGGAACAAGTGCGGGAATCTGCGCCGCCCACGAACCAGAAAGATCCGTGAGCGACACCTCAGACCACAACTCGGCAGCCGCCAAAACAGTCAACGCCTGGAACCGCTGCATAGCCTTGTAATGCTTCACAGCGGCATCCGGAACCATGCGACTACTCCCCGTTCACAGCCCTAGCAAGATTCGCAATATCAGGATTCGACTTCGCCCGCGCATCCATCTCCAACATGTTGTCCCGCTGCTGCTGCGTATACCCAAGATCAATGCGAGCCTGCTCAACCGGAACAATGCCCGTCTGAACCTTCTTCACAGTCGCATCAGCAACCTGAGCCACAGTCGGCGTAGACGGATCCCGCCACACAGTCTCAAGCCGCTTAGCTTCCTCGTCCCAGTCACCAGACTTGATCCGCAGCACCAGACGCTGCACATCCTCCCAAGACCCCCCAAAGTACGTGTGCTTACGCTCCACACGCTTCACCAACTGAGTCTCAGACGAACGAATAGCATCCGCAGACGCCGGATTATCACCAACAAAGCTCAAATAGTGCGGGGGAAGGGCAAGCATCTGAGACGCGAGCTGAGCAAGGAGCTTGATCGAATTATGGAAGACAGTCAGGTCCGACTCCTGGAACTGACCAAACTTCGCATCAGCGCTCTCCGAGCCCCACAGGGTCCCCGTATCACGCGACCAAACACTAATCGGCTTACCGCTAGCGTCCTGAAAATCCTCAGCCTTCATACCAACAGCCCAACGCCGCGGCATCGCATGAAACTCAGCGCTAACCATCATGTCCGTAGCCATCTTGTTAGCCGCATCAGCAACAGGAATAACATCCTGAAACTCAGACAGGCCATCAGGCCGCATAATCCGGGGGCGATTCACCAAAGGAACAACCGGAACATAATTCAGGTTGTGCTCATCAGCCTCACCATCAGCCTTCCACTCCTTCTCAAAGCGGAAAGACTGTGTCGAATTAGGCAGGTACAACGTCGCACGCTGAACAGCGTCCTTACCCTCGCCCTCCTGCCACCGCTTAATCGCGGCAGACACGCGGCGAGTCCGAGGATCCCGCTCAGCAAACACCTGAAACGGCGACTCAACAGTCACAATCGGGTCAGAACCATCCTCGTCACCGCTGCCAACGATCACATACGAACGACCCAGAACAAGCGCGTCCAAATGAGCCTGCTGAGCCTGCTCATCCAAACCATTCGACTGCCAAATACGCCACAACTCGTCATCGCTCGAGGAACTTCCGCGGTAACGGAAACCCTCAATATCCAGCCTGTTTTCGTACGCTTCAGCACCAAAACGCAGCCAATTCAGCACCAGTTGGCTAACCCGGTCCCCAATTTCCGACTGCATAGCCTTCGCCATGTACTTAAGCGGCTGCTCACCCTCGAAATACTTATCAACCCGATCCAAACCAGGAATAACCCCAGCCAACCTAGAATCCAGCCGAACAAGGGCATCAGTAGCAGCCATCAGGCCCTCCAAAAGTTACGAAACAATGACCCGGCGCCGCTTCGGGGCAGCCGACCAGCCGGCAGAAATAGCATCAGCACGCGCCTCATAGGCCAAAGACGCGCCAATAACCGAGTCAATCTTTCGGTCAGACTTAGGGTGTTCTTTACGGACAAGTCGATACACACCCTTATTGCGGACGTAGGAATTTGAAAAGTGCTCGACCATGACCGGATCGCCGTCATGAAACAGGGACCCGTTCACTAAGTCAGTGCGGAGACGATCAAGAGCGGCGTGCATCGCCGTATCACGCCCAGTGGTCCACGGAAAGACACGCTCGCCGAACTCCTCAGCCAGCGCATCAATGTCAGAACGCCATTCGTGAGGGTCTGCATAAAGCCGGGTCACGTTGTATTTACCGAACGTCTCCCGGATCCGCTCCAAAACCTCAGAACGCGGAACTTCCCACCAGTTACCAGTAGGGCCCTCAGGCTTAGCCCAAATCTCAATGGGAAACACGAAACCGTCAGACATTCGGGAAGCAATCAGCACGGTGCTGTCGTCGTTGAGGCTTCCGTCGAAGCCGAGCGCTATATCAGTGCCAGGTTCGACCGTTACGCCGGCCTCATGCTGGCGCTTCACGATGTCATCCGGGATCCAAGCGTCCTTAGACGACATCGGACGGTTCAGAAAGTACCGGGCCGCCGTTTCGTCGTCAGCGCACACCCGCGGATCTCGCATGTCGCGATACTTGCGATCCAAGTCAATCCACTCAGAAGCCGGACCATAGACTTCCTTGAGCTGGCGGATAGTCCGCTCTTTATCCTCAAGGTCAATCTTTCCCGTAGCCTCACGGTGATTCACGAAAACCGAATCCGGCAATTCCTTCTTACGCCACATCGTCAGCGTCGTCTCAAACACCGACTGCTCACCAGGGCGGTAAGCCGTCGAAGTCTGATGCAACCAAGCATCAGAATCCTTACGCTTACCAAGATTTCGGCTGATAGTCGCATACATAGACTTCAACTCAGGCAACACATACAGGTGCGTCTCATCCGCAACCACATGCGTCTCCAAGCCGCCATCCTTAGACGCAGCACCAGACGTAGACGCCCTAATCTCGCCACCCTGCGGCAGATAGATAGCAGAAGCCGACTGATACCGGCGAACACCACCAGACCCGCCGTAAATCTCCGGGTGCATGTCCTGGCCCCACTCGCCCGCGATGTAAGCGATGTTCGCGAACGTATTACCAGCCTGAGACTCCTCAGTAGCGAGGCACTTAATCAGCGGAGACTTAACCGGGCGGGCCCTCGGCTGACCATCAGCACCCCACCCATCAAAACGGGTAGGAGCAAACGCCTCAGCAGTGGCGATAACCCCGGCGATCTCAGACTTAGCACGACCCTTAGGACGAGAAAACACCGCCTCATTAACCTTGCGCCGGCCCGTCTCCGGATCAATCTCATAGCACCGGATAATGTGCTCACGGATCTCATCATCAAGGTCAAGAGCGCCCTCAAAACGCTCACCCTGAATATCGCCAATACCGTGACACGTGTACTCAACGATCCAGTCAAGAACCTCATAGCCAACAGAACAAATATGCCCATCAAACAGCGGCCCAGCCCAACGCTCAGGCTTACCCATCAAGAACCGCTCTTGGCAGCTCTCGCCCTATCAAGAGACGAAACCTTGCCCGACGTATCCTTAGGAGTCGCAGCATAAGCACCACGAGCCCCGCCACGCTGCTGCGGCTTCTTACCCTCAACATCAGGCAGACGCAACGCAGCAAGCAACTGCTTCAAAAGGTTCGCCGTCGTATTAGCGGAAGCAAGAGCAGCGTCAATCTTCAACTCGTGATACTCCGTGCGGTCATCCTTGATAAGACGCATCCACGTCTCCTCATCGCCCCGCAAAACGTCGTCCAACTTGTCTAGACGGTCCTTAGAACGGCACGCCTCAAGTAGCGTCACCTCCTGGACCGCATCCAATTCATGCGCCTCAGTAACCGACCGCCACAGGTTACGACCGCCCGCAGAAAGGCCCGCAGGAGTACGTGAACTAGCCATATGCGAACCTCTCTCAACTAGACATTTCAGGTGCTCTGGACTGCGAGGGTGC